ACATGACTTTAGCATCTTCATCACTCGTTCCACAAAATTCCTGGGATAATTTAATGAGAACTTTGCCGGCCCCTTGCAATAATTGTAAACCTTGTGTAGCATCAAATCCTTCAAAATCACCTGCTATCACATTTTCGCTTTTATTTAAAAGTTTTCTTACAATTATCGACCAATCCAAACTATTCGGGTTTGTTCCCACTGATATATGAGAATAATTTCGCGCTTTCTGTAAAACCGCAACAATACCATTAAAATACATTTTACAGGCTATCAAATAGTCCAAGGAGCCCGCCGAAAACAATCGTGTTTTATGCGCTTTATGAATAGGCTTCAACTCGTCTTTCAAAGTATCCATGAACACATGTTCAATAGCAACTCCATTCCTGGCGAGCTCTATTATCCGTTCAACTCTACGCTGTATTATTTTACATGTTGTCAGATTCATATCACATTTCTCATCATCACCAAATATCTTCTTTCTATTTTCGAAACCGGGCATATGAACAAATGGATAACCAGGAGAAGTATTACGTTTAATAGAATTAATAAAGGGCTCACCGTCTATGCCCACGACCGCCTCTTCAAAAGTATACACCGGTTTAATGTTTGGTCCAAAATCAAAATTAAAAATCTCTTCTCTAATGTCATCCACCAACGCCTCAATTGAGTTTTCAACTTCCTCACTAGGCACGTGTTCCGGAACGCAGCCTAATCTGTTCAGTCTATAGCTACGTGGATCAAACTCCTTACCATCGATCATTAAAGGCCGCAACGCGCATGGTCGTTTAGTGGGTGTTTGTATTTTTCCAAACACCATTGAAGCTCTCAACTTCGTCTTGGATGGTTGTGCTACAGGTCTACTAATAGCTCCTAAACGAATAAACTCGGCTGAATCAGGAACTTGGCACTGTTCCACAGGATAATCCTCTAGTTTCAACTCTTTCCTATATTCTATAGTATCCCATTCATTAAATTGTTTCAATAAATGATTTACATCTTCC